TGGTAGAAGTTGTTCGTGGTCGCAAGCCTGCTCATACACGTGAGCGTGAGCTGATTGCAGAACTTCAACCCTCTCTTAACCAATACTGATTATGGAAAAAATTTTACACAATCGAGCACAATGCATGTTATGTGGGGACATTATTGAATCCAACCACAGGCATGATTATGTATCCTGCAAGTGCGGAGAAATTGCAGTGGATGGCGGCCGCAGTTATCTTAGACGCAGTGCTAAGAATTTTTTAAACTTTCTTGACCTTAGTGAAGTGGAGACTGAAAATGATCGTTGATTCTATCGAATTCCAAGGTGTTGCCTATGATCGTCGTCATGGCGGCCCGTTTGATCGTGGCAGTGCAGACAGCTATTATGACCGACCATTCAATCCTCATTACTATGTGGATGGAACGTCTACCAGTGCCCGGGTGGAACTGGCCGAAATGACTGCGGCGGAAATCACTGCCTATACCGCAGGCTACAATTACAACGAACGTCACGGCGACAAAAAGGATTGGGGGTGCTTACATGCTGGCTCGCATTGCCTGTTCCGCTATGACTGAACTGGAAAGCAACTGCATCTCAGAAGTGCTATTGTTGAAGAACGACGAAGTGCGTGAGTGGTGGGGCCAGCACAAAGAAGCTGACCGCCTGGCCCGAGAGAAAGAAGAACGCAAACAGCAAAAAGCTCGATTGCGGCGTCAAGCCCTACGCAAACTCACCGAAGAAGAAAAGATTGCCCTGGGTATAAAAAAAGGTTCACAGGAAGATCAGGAAGATGACTTGTCAGCAGTGTTACAACAGTCAATGAAATCTTTGAAGGTCATGAAATGAACCAACGAATTCGAGAACTTGCCGAGAAGGCTCAAGCATACGCTGACCAACAATGGCTAGAAGCGGGTTACCCGAGTTGGGAAAACTATCAAGAAGTGTTTGCTGAAGATCATAATAAAAAGTTCGCCGAGTTAATTGTTAAGGAATGTATCAATACTCTTGAGTTTCATGGGTTTGATGATGCTGTCCCCTATATTAAGTGGATGGCTACAAATAATCTAGGAGTTAAAGAATGAACGAACGAATTTTTGAGCTGGCTAAACAGGCTGACCTTATTCATTGGGACACACTGCCTTCGGGTGCTAGAACTCCTGACCATGAAAGTGTTGTAAAGGCAAAAAAGTTCGCCGAGTTGATTGTTGGGGAATGTATGTTTGCTGTTGAGAACCACGGCGGCATGTGTGGTGCGGCATCGTCTAAAAAGATTCGAGAACATTTTGGAGTTGAAGAATGATTTATATTATTTCTGATTTGCTGTTTCTCTCTATGCTGGCTATCATGTGGGGGGTTGCCTTCTTTGTATTTGATGATATAATACTCGAAGGTTATTTCAAGCGTAAACTTCAAAATCGATTCAAGGTTGAAGAATGAACGAACGAATTCGAGAACTTGCCGAACAGGCTCATTGCTATGCTTGTGATTATGCCCAGCGACCAGATTACAATCCACACAATCCCTACAACCAATTAATGTATAAACAGCGATATGATTCAAAGTTCGCCGAGTTGATTGTTCGGGAATGTGCTAAGTTTCTTGACGAGAATTCTGGCGCCGATCAATGTAACAATGTGTGGTGTCCTGCACCAGAAGATTTGCTAAAACATTTCGGAGTTGAAGAATGAAAGATATATTTTGGAAACTTTATGGCGAAGCTATAACAGGAAGTAATGAAACTGGTGATGTTATGGATAGGCGAAGCTATAACAGGAAGTAATGAAACTGGTGATGTTATGGATATAGAGTTTTTTTGTGAGTTGATTGTGAAAGAATGTGCAAAGCAAGTAACTAAAGAACTAAAAGTTTTTAATATCGAAGGTGATTTTTTGTTGGAATATTTCGGAATTAAAGAATGATTAAAGATTTATCCTATAGACAAATTGATTCCACATTAAAATGGACAGCCACAGTGCTTATATTAATAGGCGCAGTTTTAACTAGTTTGGCCATTGATCCATGGAACATTTATTTAATGAACGTGGGTACACTAGTTTGGTTAATTTGGGCCTTGCGAATTCGTGACAATGCACTTATAGTAGTGAATGCAGGACTGCTGGTAATTTATATGATGGGTGTCGGAAGAGTAATACTACAATGAGTCACACTTACCTCCTTAGTTGGGATTGCACCGGGCTTGAAGCCGTTGTCAACATTTCTGATATTGAAAAGGAACAGATATGGGCAACCTTAAAAGAAACTAAAGAAAATCCTAATAAAGGAAGAACCAATACTGTGGGCAGTATTGTAAACATGATTGTGCTAAGGGCCAGATTTAATACTCAACGTCATTACGAAATTTATTGTATCGACACAGATGACGATATCACTGTACAAGATTTTCGAACAATGTTTGAAGACGATCCTCAAGGTATGGCGGATCTGATCAGAGATCGTGGCCGAAAGTTATACAGTGATAGACAAAAAGATAACGAAATTAAGATTAGATAATAATTTGGATTTTTATTAAACTCGTATAAATAAATGTATGACTACCGCATACGTTTATATTTGGATACATAAACCCACATTAAAATGGTATATAGGTTCAAGGACAAAAGAAAATTGTCATCCTAATGATGGATATATTTGCTCTAGTAAAATAGTAAAACCATTAATAAAAAACTCACCAGACGAATGGGAAAGAAAAATCATTGCCATTGGATCGTCAACTAATATAATTCTATTAGAGAATGAATTACTTGAGTTGTTAAATGCAAAAACTGATCCTAGAAGTTATAATTTGCATAATGGTGATGGAAAATTTTCAACAGCAGGCATAACTTTACCTACAGAATGGATAGACAAAATACGCAAAGGAAACACTGGTAAAATCAGAAGTGAAAGCGCCAGGGAGAATTATAGACGGGCAAATAGGGAGAAGGTTAAAGATATAGATTATATTAATAAGTTAAGAAAACCAAAACCTGCGGACCATGGTAATAAAGTTTCTAAAGCATTAACCGGAAAGAAAAAATCAGATGCACATCGAAAAGCAATGTCCGACGTCAGGAAAGGAAAATTGACCGGGCCTTGTTCAGATAATAGACGAAATGCTATAAGTAAAGCATTAAAAGGAAAGCACACCTTACCGATTGTTATGTGCCCGCATTGTGGATTAGAAGGCAGGGCTAATATGAATAGATGGCACTTTGATAATTGCAAGAAAAAGAAAATATGATTTTTGGATATTTTACATTAACCGTGGCATTATTAATATCTGCGATAGCAGAATATTATAGCATTGTGGGACTTATGGCTATTTTTGCTGCATCCCCAGTATCGGTGGCCGTAATGGGAGTGGCTCTCGGTATAGGAAAAATTACCGCCGCGGTTTGGCTAAAACTTAACTGGGATAAGGCAAATTGGACTTATAAGATATATCTGACTCTGGCAGTGTTTTTATTAATGTTTTTGACTGCAATTGGATGTTTCGGTTTCTTGTCAAAAGCACACACTGATCAAAGTTTGGTATCGGGGGATGTGCAAAGCAAGATTGCAATCTATGATGAAAAAATTAAAACAGCACGAGAGAATATTGAAGCTGACCGCAGGCAACTCCGCCAAATGGATGAGGCTGTTGATCAAGTCATGGCAAGAAGCACCACAGAAGAAGGTGCATCAAAGTCCAATGCTATTCGCAGAGCCCAAGCCCGAGATAGAAGTGCGTTAGCCAAGAGCATCGAATCCAACCAAAAACTTATTGCTGCTCTTAACGATGAAGCCGCACCCATACGAGCAGAAGTTCGTAAAGTGGAAGCAGAAGTCGGACCGATAAAATATGTGGCAGCATTAATTTACGGAGACAACCCAGAAGCAAATTTACTCGAAGCCGCAGTACGATGGGTTATTATTTTGATTGTGGCAGTGTTTGATCCACTGGCTCTTGTTCTAATTTTAGCAGCACAACAGAGTCTACGTTGGGCCAAAGATGATCGAGAAGATCAAGAACTGTTGGAAGAAGATTCGCGTCGCGAAATTGAAAACGATCCCGATATCAATGACTTAACTAATAATCGCAGCGAAAGCACAGATAAAGATATAAAAGAAGAATCATTGCAGGAAGAAAAATTACCCAGTGCAGACTCTAATATAACAGCACAGTCGGCACCACCTGAA